TCCAGCAACAGCGGTCTGTTGAATTACGCCAAACGGAATATCCGATGTGGCAGATGGTAAGTTCACTCGTCCTTCAACAGTTCCGAGTTCCACGACGACATAGGCTTCGGCCATCGTATTCTCGGCTTCCATCGAGACTTGTGTCCCACCAACATTATAGTTGTTAGTGTTTCCCATAAATAGTTAATTAGCTTTTCTTAGATTCCGCATACTTCTGAGCGGCTTCAAAGTAAGTGATTTTTTCCTTCTCGGCCAAGTTGCGGATTTCGGCATCAATGTCAGCGTCCTTCACATCAAATGAAGCACCGCCAACATGGACTTTACCTTCGCCCATTACCATACCGTCGCCGGACGAGCCAATCTCGCCAGTTTCGGCTTTGGTGATTTTCCCGACAATTTCAGAGAACTGTGTCCACTGATCATCGGAAAGGGTGGCGATGAAACCTTTTAGAGTTTCCTCTTGGGCTTTTGTGAAACCCTTTGGATTTGTTTCAGAAAGAATCAGAGAGTTTGTGCGTTCTTTTAGAACAGCCTCTTTCTTTTCTTCCTCAAACTTCGCAATAAGAGCGTTAGCTTCGGCGAGTTTCGTTTCCGCTTCGGCTCTCTTGGATTCAGCGGCTTGGATAGCCTCTGCCCCTTCTTGGGTGGCTTTGGCTTCTTCTTCCGCTTTCTTTGCTTCTTCTGCCTCCTTTTGGGCGGCTTCTTGAGCGACTTTAGCTTCAGCTTCGGCGGTCGTAGCCGCTTCTGCTTCCACTTTTTCTACTTCGGGCTGTGCCTCGGTTTGTTCTTCTGGGGTTAATTCCTCGAACATTACCTTGGTCAGTGCCAAGTCGTCAGCAGAGACCTTGCCTCGCTTGAGCAGGTTCTCGCAATATGTCTTAAAAATAGGCATATCTTTTTTAATTTCTATCCCTTCCGATAAGAAGGTAGGTGATAGTGATTTAATTACCGGTCTGTTTGTTAGAGCAACCCCTTTTAGAACATTCGGGATTACTGTTTTTTTGCCTTCTTCAACCTTCGTAAAAGGGGCATATTCCACCGAAAAGTATTTGAAGGCTTTTTCTTTTAATACTTCTCGACCTTTCGAGGTGATGTCTTTAATCTTCATTACCAGGGTATCGCCCTTGATCGCCAGTTCTTTAATCCAAGCTAAAGCCCCTTTATCTGGATCGTGGTTGGTGTCAATCGCCACATCAATCCCTAATACATTTTGGTCGAAGTTCTTTTTGAGGGTGTCCAGTATCTCGGCGGTGATTGAAAACTTGCCATATCTTGAATCGTAGTATTGTCCGACCTTCAAAATCTCATATTCGTGATCGTCTATATCATCGTCTTTAATGTCGTTCTCGGCCAAGACAATGAAGTTTACTTCGGCGAGTTCGCTCATCTCTTTTGCTTTACCGATAGCCTTGGCAATAGCCGTAGCGTCATCGTCGCCTTCTTTCTTTGCCGAGTTAAAAATCTCAAGGCAAATCTGCTTTTGTTTTGGTGTTAGGTTTTTCATTGACGGAAAAGACTTTTCCATTTCCGCCACATTTGAGTATGGCATATCTCTATATTACACCTTTACGCCAAGCACGAGAAGTAGTGCCGGCGATTGGTGTCTTTAATGGTTTGAAATTATTGGTTAAAGGCACTCCCTCTAAGGTATCAAATCGGTTGGATATTGCTTTTGGAATACCTTTAATTTGAGGCAGTTCAGTATCAGTCTTTAAAACAGCTACCCAGATTCCTCGACAATTTTGATGAATTTGCCCGATTCTCGAAAAAGGGTCTGTTGGTGAGATTACTCTACCGTCTAACGAAATACACATCTCGCAGGTCTTGCTATCCAGTAATTCCGACCGTTGTAGGCCGTGGATTTCTTGCCTGTTAGTATCAAAAACTATATCCCGACCATCAGCCATTGAATCAACCACGATTTTACTGGTGATTGTTCGATTCCATCTATTAGAAAGAGAATCGTATTCATTAGCTAATTGATTGACTGCTTGGGTCTTGCCGATTTCCGATTGAATTAAGTCAAGAGTTCGGAGTTTTAATGCCCCCAATACTTCCGCACTTCTTTGTTCGAGTTGTAGGTCGGCTCTCACCGAAACAAGTTTAGCTCTTAGTCCAGGAGTGGTTGGGATTGTCTTGCCGATTTCGCTTGCGGCGGCTTTCTTGCCTTCTTCGGTCGCCTTCTTTCCGATGTCTCGTATTCTTTGAGCCAAGCCGACTCCTAACGGAAGCGATAAAGCGGTCAAGGCGGCTATGTTCTTGGTTTCGATAATGTTTGCCAGCTTTCTTAATAGTATTTCTTTTTGTAAATCGGATTCTTTCCGCAACAAATCAATGGCCTCGGCTTCCATATCGTCAATGCTGTCGTTTATTCCAGCAAAACCGACCCTTTTCTCGGCCTCGGTCATATCTCTTTTCTCACTCATCTCGCCTTCTTCTGGTTCTTCGATAGGGGTTTCGATAACTTCTTCTACTGGTTCAAAATCCTCGGCTGTTTTCTCTGGGAGTTTGAAGGTCTTGTAAGCCCAAGCTTTTACATCTGGGGTGGTTTCAACAAGTCCCGAATCAATAAGTGTTTTAATTGCTTGCGACATCTCGCCGAAGTCCACATCGCCTATTTCACCGAATCTAAATCTTGGGTATTCGTTTTGCTCTCCGAAGTTAAGCTCTACAAGTTCTCTTACAAGTTGGTCATTAAGACACCCGGCCACATAACTCGCTATTGAACGAAGGGACAAGATAAAAAACGATGATTGGTCTTTTGAAAGGGCGAAGCTACCAGAGTTTCCGCTACCGAGGTCGAGAAATTGAGCCAAAATATTCGTCACTAACATCCGATCNTGGTGGCGGACGGATTCCATTAAGGCGGCGGACTGGTCGGATATTCCAGTCGTCAGGAGTTCAAACTTCCAGTCAGGAGTAGGGGCAACAATATGCGAGTATTCGTTAATCTTGAAGTTCTTGCCGAGTTCGTTAGCCTTCGTTTTATCGATCGCCGAGATACCAGCAGGGGGAGTAATAAGAAGGATACCAGCCCCTCGTTCGTGCTTGATACCATCAATCTTATAAAGTAAGTCCTTGAAATACCAATGCTTAAAAGCCGAACGAAGCACTGATACACCTTCGTAGTTGTTGCCTTCTCTCTTATGGGTTAAGAGAACGAGCTTTGACATCGGGATTTCGGGATTGTAGTTTCCGCTCGGTGAATTATCAATCGAAGGCAACATCTGGGTAATTCCCGGTATCTGCGGTTGGTTCTGCATCCTCCATAAATAATGAGCCGAGGGTTTGCGAGCGGCTAACTTCTCAAGCCAAATCATACCGCCGTAAACCTTGTAAACCTTCTCGAAGTAGTAATATCCAAAATCAAGATAAGTCAAGATTTCTCTTAACTTAGCTGAAAATCCACCTTCCATTTTTTGAAGATTAAGCCTTATAAAGTCGGCCATCTCGTTTTGTTTGGCGTTCTTTGAGTCTGATGATTCTACCGACCATTCTGCGGATATAATTGGGAGTTTCATTGCGTCGAGGACGGCGTTTACGGTAGCGTCTGTTCGCCTCATTTCCTCATATTTCTCGATTGCCTTCTGGCCGGTAAACTCTGGGTTATAGTCTTCATTAAGAAGACCGACAAACGATTCTGTTCCCGAACCGCCAAATTCAACGAATAAGTCTTTTTTTTCTTCTTCTGCGAGTTTTTGTTTTGACATACTAAAACTTTTTATTAATGAGGCCTGCTGTAAATCCAGGCGAGGGGGTTGTGTCTAAAGATTCACTTTCCGAACCGAACATTGAAAGGCAGTATATGAAACTATCACACATATCATCAAATTCACCATTCGGAAAGGCTTCAAGTTCTAAATGAAAATCCTCGTGGGAACGATTGAATTTTATTTTACCTTGTTCTATAAGTGGTTGAAATCTTAATAATCTTGATAATTTATCTTCGCCTTTGGGATTAAGAGGAATTATCCCGCACCCCCAATCATCTTTCGCCGAAAGGTCAAGACAATACTGATAGAGAGCATTCATTGTTTTTACTTTTTCAATTCCTATCTGATTTGGATTCCACCTTTTTTTATATTCTAACACCTTTTCGGCTTGTTGTGTAATCGGGATTCTGCCACGCCATCTGTCAAGGACAAAACGGTCGCCCGTTTTCCTCTCTTTTCCTATTACCGAAATAGCCATATAGTCGGCAAAGGTTGAAAGTCCTGCGTTGGGGTCAACAGCCATTTTAATTTCTAATTCGTCAGGTAAATACTGGTAAAAATTCGCCTCAATCCATTCCCTTTTAATGACCGAGGTGGTGTCATTGATAGGCTGGTTCATATACTCCTGCATAAATGCCCTCTTGCCTATCCCTTCGTGGTATTGGCCTTGATCATCTGTGAATCCGTTCTCTAAGCGTTCGAGCTTCCAATCAGGCCACATTGCCGGCCAGATACTATGGCCGTTTTCTTTAGCCTGTCTAAAAATACCTCCGTGGCCTTTGTAAAACTTAAGTATCTCACACTCGGGATGAATCACTGTTCCGATCATCTTAAAAAACCCTCTTTCAGAATCCTTAGAGGGTAAAATAACATTGAAAAGCCAGTCGTGGAGTTTCTGGCGTAAAATGGACGACCTTACTTGTTCGTCAGTCTCGATGTCATCGGCGATTATCTTGGTTGGTCGCTGGTTCTTAATGTTTACCCCACGCCCTTTCCCCGCCCCTCGTGCCACCATATTGACCCCTGTTGTGGTTTCAAAGTGCGTGTTAGTCCATTTCTGGCCGATGAGTTCGGGTGGAGGGACAAGGTATCCGTAAGTAGCTATCAGGTTTTCGTTTCGTTCAAACTCGCTTTTGATTGATTCAAAATGAAATTGGGCCTCGCCTAACGAGCTTGATATGTAAAGAATTACCGGCTCTAAAGAGTAAACAATATCGTGGATGGTATCAATCTTTTCCCACGAGGTTTTAGCAAAAGAACGAGGGAAGATTACCGCCCCATCATTTCCGTCGGTAATAGCGTCTATAAGGTCAAGATGGCATTCGGGAACTTCGTCATCGCCTTTAATAATGTGAGGAAAAAAGTATCTGCCGAATATGTGAAGATTAACCTTATCCTTCAAACTCTTCTTCACTATCCCATCCCTCAAACCTTTCGGTATCTTCTGAATCGTCTCGATAAACGCCTTGAATGTCGTCCGTTGGTATTTTGGCACACAATTGGTCAATTATCTGTTTATAACGAGTAAGAGAATCACTTGTTAAATCAATAGTTCCTCCATCTTTTCCGGTTATTTCTGTCTTTTGTAAAGGTCTTCCATCAAGTTGTTCCCAAACAGTTTTCATCATTGAAACATCTTGATCAATAATACTCTTTTTCAAAATTGCCTTAATAANGGCTTCTTCATAAGTATAATCTTTACCCTCGGCTATTTTACTTAAAGCCTCTCTTACTTTTGTTGTAAAAGAACGAGTGCCGATAGGTTTCCCCTTCGGATTCAAAACACCAGATTTTATTGTTCCATCTGGATTCCTAATTACCGTTTTTTTTCCATCTTTTATTGGATTTTCTTGTTTTTCTTTCATATCTATTTTAATTTCCAAATAGTAGATAAATAATCTTTCCAAAGATACCTACTCATTCCACAATTTACAGCATTTCCTAATGCCCAATATCTGGCATTATCACTTATTCCCTCTGTCCAATTATCAGAAAATCCTTGTAATCTTTCACATTCTTTTGGCGTTAAATATCTGAAAATCTCTTTTTTATTATCCCAAACTAATTTTTCACCACAACCATACTGAGTTTTCAAAGTCCCGACTCGATCATATTTTCCAATAAGCTCAAAATTAAATACTAACAACTGTTCTATTTTATTATTGTTTTTCTCTGTTTCTTTTGGTTGTTTATATTTTCCGTTTTCTTCTAAAACATCAAGGAATCGTTTGGTATCATCTTTAATTTTAGGTCTAATTCTTTCAAATCTATCCAAACTTCCAATAAAAATAACTCTTTCTCTATTTTGAGCCGACCCGTAATTTAAAGCATTTAATAATAAAACTCTAACATTATATCCGGCATTATGGAATAATCTAAAGATTTTAAGATAAGTTTTCCCACCATCGTGATTCAAAATCCCTTTTACATTCTCTAAAACAAAATACTTAGGTTTTTTAATCTGTAATAATTTATAAAGATATAATACCATTGCACCTTTTTTGTTTTTTCCATCATTTAGCCCTTTTCTAAGTCCAGCAGAACTAAAACTTTGACACGGAAATCCACCAGTCAAAATATCAAAATCCGGTAAACTATAAAAATCAATTTTTGTTAAATCCCCGTAATTATTATGATTTGGATAATGCTTTTTATAAATCTCAATACTACTTTTTTTTATTTCTGAAAAACCAATACAGACTCCTCCTATTTCTTCTAATCCTATATCCAAACCTCCAATTCCGGTAAAAGTAGAAAAATATCTCAACATATTAAAATAATTTTAATAGTTTATCTATATCTAATTTACCATTTTTACAATCAAAAAACTTTTTTATTTTTTCAAATTCATCTATATTTCTTGTATAAAAACTAACTCTTGCTTTTAATCTTGGCGTTTCCGGTGCTTCAACGGTCAAAACATCATATTCACCAAGATCAATTTCTTTTTCCCTTGCTAATTCATTTATTTCTTCCGCATTTAGTTTAGCTTCAATATCATCATAATTAAACCCTGTT